CTGTGCTAACTATATTTGAAAATCGTGAAACCAGTAAGATCAAAATAGAACTAAGGAAGAAAAATCTTGTTAAAAGACTACGGAGTTGATGTACAACGCTTGTTTCTGGAAATGATGTTAGAGGACGCACAAGGCTATGTGCGTGTGCAGAACATCTACAATCCAGAGAACTTTGATCGAAGCCTGCGGCCTGCGGCTGCATTTATCAAAGAACACGGCGACAAGTATAAGACCCTGCCAGATCGCGCACAGATAGCAGCCACCACTGGCGTTAAACTGCAACCAGTGCCCGAACTTAATGAAGGTCACTTTGAATGGTTCATGAACGAGTTTGAATCATTCACTCGCAGACAAGAACTAGAGCGTGCCATATTGAAAGCAGCAGACTTGTTGGAAAAAGGTGACTATGATCCTGTGGAGAAACTAATCAAAGACGCTGTACAGATTTCGTTGACTAAGGACATGGGCACAGATTACTTTGCAGATCCGGCAGGTCGTATACGCCGATATTTTGAATCAGGTGGACAAGTGAGCACAGGTTGGCCGCAGATGGATCGACTGCTGTATGGTGGATTCAGCCGCGGAGAACTAAACATCTTTGCTGGCGGATCCGGATCAGGTAAGAGTTTGGTCATGATGAATATAGCATTGAACTGGGTGCAAAGCGGACTCAGTGGTGTGTATATCACGCTGGAACTGAGTGAAGATCTCACAGCTTTGAGAACAGATGCCATGTTGACCAACATGAGCACCAAAGACATCCGCAAGGACATTGACACAGCAGAACTCAAAGTAAAACTGGTGGCAAAGAAGAGTGGCAACTATCAAGTGAAAGGATTGCCAGCACAGTCAAACATCAATGACATCCGCGCATACTTGAAAGAGTATCAGATCCAAACAGGTAAGCGGGTAGACTTTGTGATGATTGATTACTTGGATTTGCTTATGCCTGTGAGTGCAAAGGTAAGCCCAAATGACTTGTTTGTGAAAGACAAGTATGTAAGTGAAGAACTGCGTAACTTGGCCAAGGAACTACAGATGCTCATGGTCACTGCATCGCAGTTGAATCGATCAGCAGTGGAAGAAGTGGAGTTTGACCACAGTCATATCTCGGGTGGTATCTCCAAGATCAACACAGCAGACAATGTGTTTGGTATCTTGACCAGTCGTTCAATGAAAGAGCGTGGCAAGTATCAGATCCAGTGTATGAAATCGCGTAGTTCCACAGGTGTTGGACAGAAGATTGATCTGGAATACGACATCGACACCATGCGTATCACAGATGCAGGCGGTGACGAGGCTGACAACGGATTCCGCAAACCCAGCAGCGTGATGGAATCAATCAAGGCCCGTGCCAGTGTAGCACCAGCAGATGCCGCAGCACCGGCCAAATGGGAGCGAGCCCAGGCCAAGCCGGGGATTGATCCATTAGACCCTACGCCGAAGATCACAGCAGATGTTCAAAGCAACAAGCTTAAGGAACTGTTGGGCAAGATCAAAACAAGCGGATGAATACTTGTTACGATGCATTTAAGAATATCAACATCGTAAGCCAGGGGAATCAACTGGCAATTTCTCCTTGTTGTGTTTCTACTGTAAAGTCAGTTGACAAGATTGATTTTAAAAATGATTCTTACCTGACCCAGGTTCGTGAAGAATGGAATTTGGGAAAATTTCCATCGGCTTGCAATGATTGTAAAAAAACTGAGTCATCGGGCATGATCAGTAGACGTCAAGGGTCCAACCAATGGTACACAGATCATGGCAGTGATAATACTGAAATTGATCTCATACGCTTGGATTATTGGACCGGCGATTTGTGCAATTTAGCATGCGTGATTTGCAGTCCTGATAACAGCAGCCAATGGAAACAGGAATTGTCAATACCAATTAACTCAAGGCACGTGGTAGTAAATAAATTTTGGAAATCACTTGATTTAACAACTTTAAAATTCATACATTTCAATGGTGGAGAACCTTTACTAAGCAAGGAACATGTTGAGTTTTTAAAAGAGATACCCAACAAGAGCCAGGTCAATATAAATTACAATACAAATGCCACTATAGTGCCTGATCAATATCTATTGGATCTTTGGAGTGAATTTCGATTGGTACAATTGGATTTTAGCATCGACGACATAGGAGAAAGATTTGAATATCAACGATATCCGGCCAAGTGGTCCAAAGTGGTTAATAACTTACAATGGTTCATTGACAACACACCACATAATTGCATGTTTGCAGTCAACACATCGGTAGGAATACTAAACCATGTCAATGTTGATAATTTGACCCAATGGCTTAAAGTAAATTTCCATACCAATAGATTTAGTGATCCCATTGAGCACAGACAACAGTTAGTTTTAGGAATGTTTAGTCTAGGCAGGCCGAGAAAACAAGCAATTGAATTCTTAGATGCTTGCGATCGTCGTCGCGGAACCAATTGGAAAACAACATTTCCTGAGCTGGTTGATACTGTGTTTTGATTGTGAGATTCCAATAAATAACTCAAAGGCCCTTGAACGCAATGCAAAAACGCACCCGCAGTCTATTAGAAGAACTGGATTCAATGTATGTTGAGCGTGAACGCGACTTGATAATAGAAAGTCGCGCATCCAACATCATTGCCGGTGCCATCAACTTGTTAGAACAGATAGATGCTTCGTATTCACCGGAGCAAGCAGAAAATCTCACCCGCAAACTGCTGAATGCCATCCGCACCCGAGATGCAGGCAGATTTGCTAGAACCGTAAGGCGTAGTCATGCAAATCAATAAACTGCTGGAAGGCGGAAATGTATTCAAAACCAAAGAGGGTGAACCGCGCACACAGCGTATCAATCGAGCGGATGTGCCTGCCACAATTAACTGGATAGAACAAGTGACTGGTATAGAATTTCCTAGAGATCGTTGGTTAGGATCAACTGGTAAGAAACCCACATCGGGCGATTTGGATCTTGCTGTGGATCTCAATGAAGTAAGCAAAGAACAACTGGCCGGAATACTCACACAATTTGTTCAGAGTCAAGGCCTGGACCCTAGAGAATATGTAGTGAAAAAAGGCGAAGTGCATTTATGTACTCCTATTGCAGGTGATGCCAACCGTGGATTTGTGCAGACCGACTTCATGTTCTTTCCAAATCTTGACTGGGGTGGGTTCTTCTACAGCGGCGGCGAGGATTCAGAATACAAGGGTGTGAATCGTAATATATTGATGTCAAGCATAGCCAAACAAGCAGGACTCAAAGTTGGTGCTAACGGCATGTTTTCTCGTGCCACAAATGAACTGGTTCGTGGTGGCATGGATCCCGACTATGTGGCCAGTGTGTTACTAGGACGCGGCGCCACTCGTGACAATTTAAAGAATGTAGAATCAATCTATGCTGCACTCAGCAATGATCCTGACCGCGAAGCCAAGACAGCAGACTTCCGTGAGTATCTCTCACGAGAAGGCATACGAGAGCCTGAGATGACTGTGCGAGAAAGTGATGCAAACTTTCTGGCTCGCTTGCGTGATCGCATCGTGAATCAAGGTATGCAGCCCTTGATCGAAACCAAGAGATCATATCAACTGTACGAGCAAGAACCTGCTGCTGTGGGTGGCAAAGCCAAAGGTATTGAGCACTTGGAAGACTACATATTCCGTAGTGGATCAGCAGGTGTGGATCGAGCACTACAAATAGCTGATAGTTTCTATGCGGATCCCAAGACCGGATCTGTAAAATGGGATGGTAAACCTGCTGTGGTATTCGGACGCAAGCCCGACACAGGTGAATTTGTGCTCACAGATGATGCAGGATTCACAGCTGCCGGATATGATGGACTGTTTACCAGTCCTGATGCCATAGCCGATGATATGGCCCGCCGAGATGCCAACGCCGCGGCCAAAGGCAATAAGGCAGATAGAATACAAACCTTGCTGCCCACATACGACACCATATGGCCATATCTTGAAGCAGCCACGCCGGAAAACTTCCGCGGGTATGTCAAGGGCGATCTGCTGTATACCGCAACACCAGAGGTGGAAGCAGGCAATCTAGTATTCCAACCCAACACAGTGGCATACCGCATTCCTGTAGCCAGTGACCTAGGCAAGCGAATAGCCAACAGTGAAATAGGTGTGGCTGTACACACCATGTATGCAGATGCGGATGCTGCCAAGCAACCACTCAGCAGAGTTAAGTTCAACCCTGTAGAAGGTTTGTTGCTGATAGAACCCATCTATGCCCAGGCTGTGCCCAAGAACAACGACATAGCCAAGAAGATCCGAACACTGCTGCAACAAAATCGAGCAGCCATAGATACCTTGTTTAACCCCATGGAACTGAGAGCCATGAAGATCACTGACTTGGCCAAGTTGGCCATAGACTACATCAACAAACGAGTAGATCCACGGCATGCTGCGTACACAGGTGATTTCCGTGATCTAGTGCCAGGATTCCTGGCCTGGTTGCAACAAACACAAACACCGCAAAAGGTCAACAACATAGCACAATATCTGCGTAGCCCCACCTCAAACGAGCAAGGCCTGGCTGCTGCGTTCCTGTTGTTTGAATTGTTGCATGATCTCAAACTGGATCTGCTGGGCAAACTGGATGCACAGGTACCAGGCAATGAAGGATGGGTGTTTGCTACTCCTGCAGGCTATGGCAAAGCCGTGAACCGATTTGACTTCACTGCCAGAAACAAAGCTCGAAACAACTAGCCAAGGGCAGGTTTTTTTGCCGATTTCATAAATAAGAGTAGGGCAAAAGCCCACTTTTTAGGAGATTTTAAAATGGCAGTATTTACACAAACAAACGGTACCACACAACCAGTGTTCAACATGGA